TCTACAGTTGCAAGTTTTGATGTAGATTCAACTAATGATGGATTACATTTCAAAGTTAATCATCGAGCTCATGGGTTACATGCATTTAACAATTTAGTTAAAATTGAAGATGTTGAATCAGATGTTCCATCAACAAAACTTACTGCTGATTTTGATATAAATTCTTTATCTGATATATCTGTGGTATCCTCTTCTAACTTTGCAACATTTGAAGGAGTTGGTGTCGGATCAACAAACTTTGGATTCGCTAGAATTGGAGATGAAATCATCTCATACACTGGTGTTTCTGAGGGAGCGATTACTGGAATTACAACAAGAGGAATTGATGATACCAATTCATCTAGTCACTCATCTGGAGATCTAATTTCAAAATATGAATTTTCTGGAGTTTCTCTCAGAAGAATTAATAAAACTCATGATATGAATAGTCCAACCGTGACAGTTCCAAATGATAAGGATTTAGATTTTTATCATATTAAAGTTGATATGAATAAAGATGGTGAGGATAGAAGTAGTGGAACAAAACCAGATCGTTTCTTCTCATCTACAAAGAGAGGTGGGGGAGTAAATGTGATTGCAACACAAAATATACAATTTGAAACTATCACACCAAACGTTACCACAATGACACCACCAGGCACAACTATTGGTGGTAGAATTAGAACTATATCAGCAACAAGTGTTGATGGTTCTGAACAATCATTTGCAGATCAAGGATTTGAACCAATCGCTCTTAATAATCAAACACACTTTGAAACACCAAGAATGGTTGCATCTAAAGTTAATGAAGATCGTCAATTATCTGATTTGCCAGGAAATAAATCATTAACATTTGAAGTTTTGATGGCAAGTAACAATCCTAATGTTTCACCTGTCATTGATTTAGATCGAGTTAGCACAGTTTTAACCACAAACCGTATTAACAGTCCAGTATCAAACTTTGCAACTGATAGTCGTGTGAATGAAACTGGTCAAGATCCTTGTGCTTCAACATATGTTTCTAATTTAATTCAGTTAGATAATCCAGCAACTGATATTACTGTTGAATTTGCTGCATATCGAAGATCTGGTTCTGATATTCGTGTGTTCTTTAAAACAATTAGTGAAGGATCGTCTGAAAACAGTATGGATAGAGACTTTGAATTATTCCCAGGCTTTGACAATATTGATCAAAATGGTAAGATAATCAATCTATCTAATAATAGTGGAAGATCTGATGATCAAATAACTCCTTCAGTTGGTAGTGAATTTAAAGATTATACTTTTAGTTCAAGAGAGTTACCACCATTTACTAAGTTCCAAATTAAAATTGATATGGTTGGAACTGATCAAGCTAAACCACCATTTATCAAAGAACTTAGAGCTATCGCAATTGCATAATGAAAAATCACATCCCAGTTGAGGGAAGTTCTGGACTCTATCGAGATTCAGAATCCACAGCAATTATTAATCGAGATAAAAAAGCATATCTTGCATATATGCAAAGAAAAAAAGATGCTGAAAAGAAAAATAGTGAGTTAGATCAAATGAAAGAAGATCTCGATAATGTCAAAGGTGAATTGGGAGAAATCAAAGGTCTTCTATCTACTCTTGTACAAAAACTAAATAATTAGAAAAATGGCACAACAACAGGTAATCACTTTTGATCCAGATGTTGCCGTTCCAATGGGTGTAAATCTAACCATATTTTCTGGTGCAGATTTTAACACTACATTTACAGTTAAAACTTCTGTTGGTTCAAGTATAAATTTTACTAACTATACTGGACGAAGCAATATAAAGAAGTCTGTGATTGGAACTGCAAATACTTTTGGTGTAACTCTCGGAACTACAGATGGTAAAGTGACTTTATCAATGGGTTCAACAATTACCAGAAGTTTAGCTGAGGGTAGATATCTATATGATGTGAATGTGAGTTCTGGCTCTACTTTCTTTAAAATTGTAGAAGGTAATGTGCTTGTTAGATCAGGTATTTCAACATAGGGGTGAATAATGGCTCAACCAAGTTCAAGACAAGGTTTAATCGATTACGCAAAAAGACAGCTTGGATTTCCTGTCTTAGAAATTAATGTTGCAGATGAACAATTTTCTGATCTGTTAGATGATGCTGTTCAAGTGTATCAAGAGAGACACTATGATGGTATCACAAGAATGTATTTAAAATATAAAATTACACAAGATGATATTGATCGAGGTCAAGCGAGAGGAGGAGATACAACATTAGGAATCACGACTACTACTACAACATCAACAGTTGGTTTATCAACAACTTTTGATCTTGAAGAAAATTCAAATTATATACAGATGCCACCATCTGTTATTGGAGTCAATCAGATATTTAAAATTAGATCAGATACAGTTTATGATGGATTATTTAATATTAGATATCAATTATTTTTAAATGATCTATATGCCTTTGGATCAGTCGATCTTCTACAATATTCAATGGTTCAAACATATCTTGAAGATATTAGTTTCTTGTTAAATCCTGATATGAGATATCGATTTAATATCAGACAAGATCGTTTATATATTGATACTGATTTTGATGTTTTAAACGTAAATGATTTCTTTGTAATTGATTGTTTCAGAATTTTAAATCCAGATGATTTTACAAGAGTTTATAATGACCCATTCTTGAAGAGATATTTTACTGCTTTGTGTAAAAAACAATGGGGTCAAAATCTAATTAAATTTCAAGGTGTTCAATTACCTGGCGGTATTCAATTAAATGGTCGTCAAATATATGATGATGGAGTTCGTGAGTTAGATGAAATTAGAGCGAAGATGTCAAGTGATTATGAAATGCCACCACTTGATATGATTGGATAATGACTTTAAATCCATTTTTTCTACAGGGTTCTCAAGGAGAACAAGGTTTAGTACAAGACTTAATTAATGAACAATTAAGGATGTATGGTCTTGACTGTCATTATATTCCTCGTAAATTGATGACATCAAGAACCATTATGAGAGAGGTTACTGAATCTAGATTTGATCAGGCATTTCCTCTTGAAGCATATTTGATGAATGTTGATGGATATGCTGGACAAGGAGATATACTTACTAAATTTGGCATACGAGTTACAAGTGAAGCAACATTTGTAATATCAAGAGAGAGATTTGAAGAATCAGTTGCACCATTTTTAGAACAACAAGAAGATGATTATGAAATTTCAAGCAGACCAAGAGAAGGTGATTTAATATTTTCACCTTTAGGTAAAAAATTATTTGAAATTAAATATGTTGAACATGAAAAACCACTATATCAATTAAGAAAAAATTATACATATCAACTTACATGCGAACTCTTTGAATATGAAGATGAAGTCATTGATACAAATGTTAATGTTATTGATGAGGTTGTTCAAACAGAGGGTTATGCTGCAAGATTAATTTTATCTGGTATTGGTAGTAATGCAACGGCAAACACAACTGTCGTATTCGGTGGTGTTCAACAAATATTTTTACAAAATGATGGCTTTGGATATGCTGCTGCACCAACAATAGGAATAACTACATCAGTTGGAACTGATGCAACAGCTGTTGCGATTATGACTGAGAGGTCTGGTATCGGAACTGCTAAATCTATTGACAGAATTCTTTTAATTAATCCTGGCAGTGGATACATCGGAATACCTACTGTAACCGTGCCAGGGGCGGGTATAGCAACCGCTGGCATCACATCTCTAGGTTCTATAGGTATTGTTACTATTACCTCTGGTGGATCAGGTTACACTACAACTCCAAATGTTGCGATTGGAACCGCTCCTGAAGGTGGTGTTAATGCGTCTGCTGAAGCGGTTATGGTTGGTGGAACGATCCGATCAATTAGAATTAGTAATGCTGGTGCTGGATATACTGTTGCACCAACAATATCAATTGGTGCCGCAACTACAATCGCGGATGGTAATTATATCTTTAATGAAATAGTTCAGGTATCATCAAGTTCTGGTGAAACTGCAAGAGTCAAAGTATGGGATTCAAATTCTCGAACTCTTGATGTGAGCATGCTTACAGCAATGCAATTCCAAGTAGGTGAAAAAATAAGAGGAAATCAATCTGGCGCAGAGTATGTAATTTTATCTGTTGATTATAATCAACCAAATGATTATCCAAATAGTGAATATAAAGCTAATCAGTATAATGATAATGCAAACTTTGAGACCGAGGCAGATGCGATTTTAGACTTTTCTGAGGGCAATCCCTTTGGAACATTCTAAATAGTTAAAAAATATTGATATGTTAGGGACTTACTTCTATCATGAAATATTAAGAAAGACAGTTATCGGATTCGGAACTCTCTTTAATAATATTAATATTCGACACAAGGATGCGAGTGGCACAAATTTCAGTGTCATGAAAGTTCCCTTGGCGTATGGGCCAATGCAGAAATTTTTGGCAAGAATACAACAACAACCAGA